TCGCACATCTATTACGACGATGCAGAATTTGCAAACAACGATATGACTGAGGGCATAAATCAGCAAAAGGGCATCGAACCCGGGTACAACACCCACGACGATAGCCCCGATGCCGACCAACAAGCAGTAGAGTACCTTTCGAAATTCGTAAGGTACGAGGGTGAGCGGCGCAACGAAGTAAAAACCGTTCGCGCCAGACGCAATAACCGCATCTAATGACTATTGACTAATGACTATTGACTAATAATATGGCATTCATCTCAAAATCCGACCTGTCGCAGGACATATACAGCGAAATACTTTCCGGGTTAACGCGGTCGAGCGACGAAAAAATAACCACTGCCTGCGCCGAAGCCGTGGCCGAAATCAATGGCTACGTGTGCGCCCGCTACGATACGGCTGCATTATTTGCGGCACCCGCTCCTGAAGGTGAACCGGTTGGTGAGCCTGTCGAATCACGTAACCTTACCATCCTTGCTATTGCCCGTACCATTGCAATATACAAGCTGTATAAGGTTTGCAATAAAATGAACGAGTTGGCAAGGGTCGAGTACGAAGATGCCATTGCGCTGCTATTGCGTATCCAAAAAGGGCAATTCATTCTCGAAGGCGCCAAACTTTTCGGCCAAACCGAAACCGTAACGCCCACCTCGCAAATATCGCGCACCGGCAACATAAAAAGAGAAAATTACATCTAAAACGGCGCCCCGCCAAAATCCCCCCTTTAGGGGGTCAGGGGGTTAATATATGGCATCAAAAGCACCTGAAATAATACTGAAAACAGCATCGTACGACCGCACGGGCAAGGACGTATCCAAGTGGAAAACCGCGCTTAAATCGGCTGAGGACCCCGACTATCCCGACCGCTCGAAACTAATGGACCTGTATCACGATCTGATGCTCGACGGGCACCTTACTTCCATTACCGAAAAACGGATTCTTAACATTACCAACCTGCCAATGGTTTGGCAAACAGGTACGGGCAAAGAAAACGTGTTGATTACCGATTTGCTCGAAACCGAGGCCTTCGAATATTTATTACGCACAATTGTCGAAAGCCGCCTGTTCGGTTTTTCGCTTAACTGGGTCGATATTACCCAGCCTGGGGCCAACAAACCAAGCGTAAAACTTGTCGACCGGCGCCATGTAGAACCATCCCGGAACATTTATAAACACAAGTCGGGCGATTCGCTTAACTCGGGCATCGATTACACCCAGCCGCCATTAAGCAATTATGTGCTCACAGCTGGCCGCGCCGACGATATGGGCTTATTGCTCAAATGTGCACCTTATGTGCTGTGGAAACGGGGCGACATTGGCGATTGGGCCACCTTTGCCGAGGTGTTCGGATCGCCCCTCAGGAAAGGTAAATTCCCACTGGGCGACGATCAGTCGAAACGCGAGCTGGAGGATGCCATGAATGAAGCCGGTAGCGCAAACTCCATTGTTATGCCCGACACCTGCGATATCGACTTCGTGCAAAACACCACCTCTACATCGGGGAAAGGGGTACACGAATCGTTTGCCGATTTTTTGAACAACGAGATGAGTAAAATCATCCTGGGTAACACCATGACCACCGACGCCCAGGGCGGCAATTACAAGGGCGAGGTTCACCAGGATAGCGAGAAAGGCATTTTTAACGCCGACAAAAAATTTGTACTCCGGATCCTGAATTCCGAATTTTGGAAACTGCTTGAAATACACGGTTACAACCCGGCAGATGGGAAATTTACCATTCTCGAAAGCGACAACATGCCCCTGAAAGACCGCATTGTCATCGATAAGGAATTAAATGGCATTGTCGAAATGGAACCCGAGTATTTTTACGAAAAATATGGCATTACCGTACCCAAAGGTGGCGCAAAATTCAAATCCACGCCCTCAAATACCGCGCAAATGTTCGACCATGGCGACTCCATTCCCCTTCAGGGGAAAGGTGGCCGAAGGCCGGATAGGGGTCGCAACCTGTTCAATTTTTTCGACTAAGCCCTGACAGGGTTCTAACCCCTGTCAGGGCTGTTACAACGCTGTACAGCCACTACAATTGCACATGTTGCTCCGGAACGGTCGCTGAGCTTGTCGATGCATTCTCCCCCGAAGAAATCACCAACATCGAAAGCCTGTGCGAAAAGGCATTGCGCAAAATTTATACCGGCCAATATAATGGCGAATTCCCCGGGGAATTCTGGCAAATCACTACCGACAAATTAAACGACGCTGTACGGGTAGCCCTTGGTGGCTCCCCTTCACTCAAGCCCCTGCAAAACCAACTGGTGTACCAAAACGGCGTGTTCGCTGCCTTCAAATCAAAGGCGCAAACCCAAACGCTGGAAAACCTTATGGCGGCCTCAAAGGCCAAAACCTTCACCGATTTTGCCGCCGAGGTACAGGGAACCATTAAGGATTATAACATCAACCACCTCAAGGCCGAGTGGAACACGGCCAAAAAAGCAGCCCGCAGCGCTAAGAACTGGGCAAAAGCCATCGAGGATTCCGACCTTTTCCCAAATATCGAATACCTGGCATCAACGGCCAAAGAGCCACGCGATGTGCACCGGCCATACTACGGCATGATACGCCCCATCGACGATCCTGTATGGGCTACCATATTGCCACCATCCGACTGGGGTTGCCAGTGTGGCTGGAAAACCACAGATAAGGGTGTGACACAAAAGCCACATACAATGCCACCACCCGAACCCGGATTGGATAATAACCCCGGTGCCGATGGTGCACTGATCAGCCCTTCGCACCCGCATATTGTAGACGGGAAAAAACAAGCCGAGGCAATACTGAAAAGTAATATTGAACAAATTTACGGGATCGACAGAAGCGAACTAACACTATTCAAATTCGATCCTAAAACAAACGGCTGTGTCTTTTCGTACGATAAGGGCATTACAAAAGACGATGAGTTTAAGGGTAATCTGAAAACATCAGAAAAGTTGATAAAACGCGGCAAATTGGTTTAACTGCTCAAAAGATCAAATGAGCATGGGGTTCGAAGCATAGATTCAATTGTATGCAATATAAAAACAGAGCTAAAGGGATGCAGCTCAAAAACGTCAATAGACAATGGTCTTAGGGATGCGCATGATAAGTGCAAAAACCTGAAAACAAGATGCGATGTGGTATTGGATTTAAATGAAGATTTTAAAGGTGTTGAAGATGCAATATCTGATCGACTGCAACGGTGTTGGACTATCGATGATGTCTATATCTTTAATAGCAATAAGCTATACAAATGGGATAAAAATACAAAAGGGATGCAAAGCATCCCTTAGGCGGGGTTCAGGACAGTTTCCCACCCCAAACCGATACAAATGTACAACTTTTTTTCTAATGACTAATAACGAATGACTTTTTTCTATGGCTAAAGATATCCGGCAACTGGCACCCGACCTGCAGCGGCACTCTGCCGCCCTGGGCAACTACATGCGCGGCAAGGCCCCGCGCATCATTGGCAAAATGGGTGTCGACCATTTTCGCGAAAACTTCAACGAGCAAGGCTTTGTTAACAATGGTGTGCAGCCATGGCCCGAGCGCAAAACCAACACCGGGCGACGCATTCTTACCGGCGAAACACGCGAACTCGAAAACTCCCTGGAGTACCAAACCAGCGGGGGCAAGGTTTTGTTTGGCTCCGATGTTCCGTATGCACAAATACACAACCGTGGCGGCAAAACAAAAGCCCACGAGATACGCGCCCGCCGTGGCAGGGCCTTAAAATTCGGCACGTCAAAAGGCGACCTTTTCCGTCGCAAGGTAAACCACCCTGGCAGCAACATCCCACAACGCCAATTTATTGGGCATTCCCAGGAGCTGATCGATAAACTCGATGAACGTATCGAACGCGACATCACCCAAATACTAAATAGCTGATTTTAAATAATAAATAATCAATCATAAATAATAAATACAATCGTGTTCACAATCTACCCGCAAATAGCGAACCGGCTGCGAAGCAAAGTAACAACCCTGCGAACAATCGACTACGACTACGGGCAATTAGCCGACCCCGGGCAGGCCGCTCCAATGGATTACCCCTCTGTGCTGGTTTCAATTGAAAGCGCCAAATGGACAGAAAATGGGCAGAAGGTTCAAAAAGGCAGCCTGGTAATAGCCGTTACCGTGGCCATACGGCCAACGATATTCAACACCGCGCAAACCTCGCCCGAATTGTGGAAATACCCGGCCATGATGCAGCCCGTCCTTGACGTCTTTACCGTCCTTACAGGCTTTAAGGGTGGCGAAATAATTGAAGGCGTCGACCATGAAGGCGAAGAAGTGGAAATACAGGGAATACCCTTTACCGGACTAATCCGCACCGATACCCAGCGCATGAAACGCTACGACGAGATACAGGCTTTCACCCACGTTTTCAGGTGCGACATTACCGAAAGCAGCGCACGCCCGGTATACGTGAAACCAACGCCACAACTAGCCGAAAATGACTTAGAATTGAGGGTTTATACGCCCAATACGGTAATTGTTTTCCCTGAAGAATTACCGTAGAACGGGGTTTAATTAAAACAAAGTTGTTTGCATTTTTTAAACCGCCTGCAATTTCTTTAAATCGGCCTTGGCAGGCTCCCTTAGGTAACTGTAATAGGTGCGGCGGCTAATGCGGTAAGTAGGCCACACAATGGTTTTGTACACATGCTCCTGTGTTACCCCTTTTTCGGTTTGTTTCCAGGTAAGGTTCTGGATGTCGACTATTAGCGTAAGCAGGTTCTTGCGGTTGTAAGCCATTGACGTGTGGTTTTCAACAAAAGTAACAGCAATATCCTTACCTGTCAAGCATAAAAAAGCCCGGCCAGACCGGCAGGGCTATTATTTATTTCCGCAACAATGTTTATATTTTTTACCACTTCCACAATTACACGGGTCATTTCTGCTAGGAATCTTATCTTTTATAATGGGATTTGAATGATTAATACCTTGTACAAAATCAATTTTTTGAATAGAAGGTACTCTAAATGTCATTACAGTGTTACCCGAAAAATTTGTAATTGCAAAATCGCCCCTTGTAATTACATCCATGCCAATAAGTACACCTATTGATTCGTCGGAAGAAAGCGCAGAGCATTCAGTGACCGGTACATCAAGGGAAATACTTTTATTATTTAAAGTAACATTAACAATATATCGGTTTACAATTTTTTGTCCATGGACTCCTGTTACATTAGCCTTGCCAATTGAAATTAATCCTAAGTCATAAGCCATTTTTTCTGTAACAACAGTGTTCATTGCTCCGGTATCCCAAATAGCCTTAGTTGGTATTGTTTTTCCGGTAAAAATGTTTTTTACTTCGGTATCGGTTATGATAACATTGGTAATACCCTTATAATAATTGGTGAGCGCGTGTATTTTAACCATTATTTTAAGCGAATATAGCTCTGGTATGAAATGTTTGGGTGTACGATTCTTTGCCTGGCGAACATTGTTGGATTAGGAATGTTCCAAGTTCATGTTTCTTAATACAATCTAAATAAGCTTCAATTTCTGTATTATAAACACCTGCGACATTTTCGCCAATTATAACCAAAACCTTACCATTATACTTGTTTACAAGTTCTTCCTGATGGTCAATGTAATATTGAAACTCCTGGTCGAGCATAGTATTGGCTTTTATATTTTTTTATAATGGGGCTAAAGTTACAATTTTCTGTATAAGTTGTTAACAACTCCTGCTCAAATTTATATCCTTATACAAATTAGTAAAAAAAAAGATAAAATTCAAACAAAAAAAACCCCGCCTACTGGCTGGAGCTTGATCGTGAAATAATGAGAAATAAAGTAAAATTTATTGGTTTATTAAATTGGTTAATTTTTCTAGAAATTGTTCTTTTTGTTTCATCCTAGTTAGCTGAATTAAATGGTATTTTATTTTTTATATGCCAGGCCTTAGTTCCCGGCTCTTTTGCACTTTTCTCAAAGTTGGCCTCAATGCCCCTGAACTGCCTCATAAGGTCATCAAGTTCATCTACCCGGTAATTCCAAAGCTCTTTTTTTAGCACGCTGTTTTTAAGCATCCAGGCGTTAAAGTAGTCGAAGTTGCTGCTGTTTTCCGGGAAGAAGCCCACCCGCCCGGCAATGGCCAATACAGTGGCGCGTTTTTGCCTTAAAGCTTCGCGCAGAAGTGCCTCGGCCAGCGCTCTGGGGTTGTTGCGGGCAATGGGGTCGTTGGCAAACTTCCACATCAG